TTTGTTTGTTTGTTTGTTTGTTCGTTTCGTCCGTGGCCAGTGCCGCGACGCCGCCTTACCAGTTCGACCTGAACGGCGTGCCGCTCGGCCAGGTGGCGACGATCTTCTATGCGGACGCCTTCAAGCGCCCGTACATCCTCGCCCCCGAGGTGCTCCAGGATCAGCGCCTGGTGTCGCTCCGGGTCGAGGGCAGCGCCGACCAGGTGCGCCGCGAGTTCGTCCGGCTGCTCGATGCCTTCGGCTACACCGTCAGCCGTCGTGACGGCCTCGATCACGTCGCGCCGAAGAAGACGCCGCCCCCGCCGCCTGGGGAGTACTTCCTCTACCGCCCGCTGTACCGCGACGTGGCCTATCTGTCCGAGACGCTGCAACCGCTGTTCGAAGGCCGTTTCGCGGTCAATCGCCAGGTGAGCGTTCCCGGCGCGACCCCTAGCCCGTTGTCCTCGCCCCAGGGTTCCGCCGCTTCCCTGGTGAGCCGCGACAGCGACCACCTGGTGTTCGTCGGCAGCAAGGCCGAGATCGAGAAGGTCAAGCTGCTGCTCCCGCAGATCGACATCGCGATGGGCGAAGTCATGGTGCGCGGCGTGGTCTACGAGGTGCAGACCGGCGACAGCAACGGCAGCGCGTTCTCCCTGGCTGCTTCGCTGCTCAAGGGCAAGCTCAACATCACGCTGGCCGGCAATCCCTTCGACAACCAGGTGTCGCTGTCCACCAGCGACTTCAGCGCCGTGCTCAGCGCCCTGTCGAGCGACAACCGCTTTCGCGTCGTCTCGCAGCCGTCGTTGCGCGTCCGTTCCGGTGCCGAAGCGACTTTCAGCGTCGGGGCCGAGGTGCCCGTCCTGGGTGCCGTGTCCTACGCCCAGGGTTCCGGTGAGCCGATCCAGTCGGTGCAGTACCGCGACTCCGGCGTGATCTTCAACCTGCGTCCCCAGGTGCGCGAATCCACCGTTGACCTGGTCGTCGATCAGCAGCTGTCGAACTTCGTCCAGACCACCACCGGCGTGAACAACTCGCCGACCCTGACCAAGCGGCAGCTCACCACCAGCGTGCAGATGCGCGACCGTGAGGTGATCCTGCTGGGCGGCCTGACCGAGGAGAAGACTTCCGACAACTCGACCGGCCTCTCCTTCCTGCCGAAGTTGTTTCGCAGCAATACCAGCGAGGCGAGCAATTCCGAAATCCTCCTGGTCATTCAGTTGACGAAACTCTAAAGCCGCATTGACGAAACATAAGAAACGTCAGATACTGGCCGCATCGATAGGGAGAGTTCCATGAAACAACTGACTTTCGCGGAAGCGAAAAAAGACTTCGACCGGGGACTGATCGCCGCCGCCTGGCTGGAACGTCAGCCGATGAGTGACGAATGGGTGCTGTTCTTCCGGTCGCAGCTCCGGGCCGAATCGACGATGGTCTTCGTCAGCACCCGCGAGCGCGAGGTTCGGCTATTCAAGAGCCTGCCCGCTGCCTTGAACATCCTGCGCGACATCGGTTTTCAGGCCGAACGCCTGGACGTCAAGTGACCCCCTTCCCTGGCGTTCAATCAAGCTGCCGCAGGGCGCCGGAACTTGTTCCGGTGTTCTGCGGGAGCCGACAAGCGAAGCGCGTCAGTGACGCACCTCGCATCGTTTAGGGGTTTTGACGTAGGATTCAGCCCGACCCAAAGGATTACGCCTTTCTTTCGCCAGGGCCGCCGATGAGACGGACTTTCGGCCAGGCAAAAGAAAAGGCCCGGTTGCCGCCGGGCCTTTGGGTTTCTTCAAGAACTCAACACGTGACAGTCGAGCGATTCGGATGGTAGACGAAGTAGCGACCAGCATCAACCGCGTCCCGACGCACGCGCGCACGCCCGCAGCGCGACAGCGCGAGGACGGGCGCGAGGGTGGCGGGCGTGGCCCGGCGCGGAGCGCCCTCGGTAATACTACGAAAATTACCGCAAAACCGGACGCCGCTCTTGATCTTCTTCCCTTTAAGAATCAAGGACTTAGGGAGCTTTGCGACCCTGAAACTGGTGAAATTTTCCGGTTCGTCCATGATGAAAAACGGCAGGAGTGGGTCAAGGAGTGGGACGCCGACGAGGCCCTGCTCGAGCGCTGGCTGTTGCAGCAGTACGCGCAGCGCCTGTTGAGCCGCCCGCAGTACTGGCAGGAACGCGAGAAGACCTTCGCCGCGCCCTATACCGACCTCCGGGCCAAGGTGGCCTACTGCGACCTGGAGCTGAACCGCCACCGGGGGCCGGGCGTGCCGGTCAAGGTGTCCAAGGTGCTCGCCACCGAGATCGGCCTGCCGGTCGTGCGTCACAAGCTGTACGGGATCGAGGGCACCGTGAACAAGTCGCCGAAGTTTCGCGTGGTGAGCTGCTACCGGCGCAAAGTGCCGGGCAAGCAGGCCGAGCTGTGGCAGCACCGCGAGAGCGGGGCGGTCAACTGGCATCAGGTCGCGGTCTGCGGCTCCGTGTGGACCTGCCCGATCTGCTCGGCCAAGATCAACCGCGCCCGCCGCGAGGAAATCGCCGACGCCTACAACGGCGTGGCCGGGATCGAGGGCAGCGCCTACATGCTGACCTTCACGATCAAGCACGGTATCGGCGACGAGCTGTCCGAGCTGCTGGCTAAGTTCAAGGAGGCCATGCAGCACCTGCAGAAGTCGCCCGCGTTCAAGGAAGTCACCCGTGCCCACCCGCTGAAGCGTCCGCAGGCAGGCTCCATGCCGTTCCTGGGCTATATCGGGCGGATCGCCAACCTCGAAGTCACCCACGGCAGCCGCAACGGCTGGCACCCCCACGAGCATCATCTGTGGTTCTTCCGCCGCGAGCTGACCGCGCAGGAAGTGGCATTGCTCCGCGATCGCCTGTTCGCGGCCTGGGCCGAGGCGTGCAAGGCGGTGGGCCTCCCGGCCCCGCTGAAAACCGTCAAGGTCGGCGGCTCGGTGCGCTACCTCGGCCTGGACGTGCGCAAGGCGCTGTCGGCTCAGGAGTACCTGACCAAGTTCAGCCAGTTCACCGGTGACGGCGAGCGCCGGGAACGCCGCTGGGGGCCGGAACACGAGCTGGCCGGCGCGCACGTCAAGGCCGCTCGCGCCAAGGGCGCAACGCCGTTCCAGTTGCTGTTCGAGGCCAGCCAGGGCGACAAGGCAGCGGGCCAGCGTTTCGCCGAGTTCGCCGAGGCGTTCCTCGGGCGGCATCAGCTCCAGTTCAGCCGCTCGCTCAAGGCGTTCCTGGCGACCCTGGAAAAGCCGGTGGTGGTGGATGACAGCGAGGCCGGTGACATGGCCCTCGCCGCCCGCAAGGAAGAGGACTCCGAGCTGCTGCTCGCGCTGTCCGATCATGAGTTTGACAAGGTGGTGCGCAACCGGGCGCAGTCTTTGGTGCTGCTGCTTGCCCGCCGGCATGGCCTCAAGGCGGTGGTGGACTACATCGCCGCGCTTCCGCCGTATCCGCCGGCCTACTTCGAGCGCCCCGATCCCGACGACTAGGCGCTGTCGGAGAAGTACTGGCGCCGGTCGTTCTCCCGCACCGTCTGCTCGTAGACCGACAGCCAGAATTCGGCCTCGGCGGGGTCCTGGTGGTACATCACGCCGCAGATCACGGCCATAGGGTTGACGTGCAGCAGCTCGGCCACCTTCACCGCCTGCTTGATGCTCATTTCGTGACGCCCGGCCTTTTGCAGGCTCACCGCTGCCTTGGTGACGCCGAGCAGCCGGGAAAGCTCGCCGTCGCTTTTGCACGCGTATTTCTGTTTCACCTGGTCGAGCCAGAAACCTGTCTCGCGCAGGCAATGTCGATTTGCCACTGTTTAACCCCCTTGACATGTCGATTGGTCGTCGCTAGGGTGCCGTTCAGCACCCTTAACGCGCCCAAGGGTAGCGTCTCAACCGACCGGGCGACAGCATCGAGGTACAGAAACATGGCTCAACGCGGACTGATTCTCAGCGCCGACAAGTGGGAGATGACCGACGAACGCACGGGCGAGCTGCGCCGTGGCGTCAGCATCTGGTTCGTCAACGATTACCGCGAGGACACCGCCCTGGCGGTCGGCATGAAACCGACCAAGGTCAGCGGGGAAATCGCCATGTTCGATCAACTGAAGTCGGCCAAGCTCCCCGCCGTCTTCGACCTCGACTACGGCTCGCGCCCGGGCAAGGACGGCAAGCCGACCTTGACGCTGCTCGGCGTGACCCACATCGCCGACATCGACGCTTTCTCCCAGCATTCGGCGAAGAAGGCCGGCTGATGGCTACCTGCGCCGTTCTGGACGCTAACGGCTTCGTCGTTGCCAGCCAGGAAACCACCTGCACCACGTACCTGCTGATCACTCCGAGCGAGTTCGCGGCGGTCGAGGCGGCAGCGGCGCCTTTCGATTACACCAACGCCTTCGCCTTCTGGTCGTTCGCCTTCGGCACCACGTTGCTGTTTTGGCTGACCGCTCGGGGCGCGGGGGCCGTACTGAACATGATTCGTCGCCGTTGACGATCAGCCGCCCCGGCCGGATGCCGGTTTGACCTGGAGAAGCACCCATGAAGCTGTTCAAGAAAGTTGCTGTTGTCACTGCCGCCGCCGGTTCCGCTGTCGCGGCTCAGGCGTCCTTCGCGGCTGTCGATCTGACCCCCGTCACTGGCGCATTCACCGCTGCCGACGTGGTGACCGGTGTCCTGGCCGTGGCCGGTACCCTGGCGGTGATCTACGTCACCATCAAGGCCGCTTCGACCGTCCTGGGCATGATTCGCGGTCGTTGATCCACCCCTGGGGCATCGCTTCGGCATGCCCCTTTTTTTCGTCCTGGCGATGATGAAACGGGCGTTTTGTCCTGCTGAATCGCCGAAACCATCGGAGCGGCCACCGTGACCACCAACGATGCCTGGTACCTGATGATGTTCGCCTTCGGCCTGCTCTGCGCCTGGGCGGTAATTACTGGCTTTGCGGACAACGACCTATGAAAAAGTTATTTCTGCTGTTCCTCGCCAAGAAGGCGATCCTGTTCGCCCTGCTGTTCACTCCGGTGTTCGCTTCCGCTGCTGCCTACTCGCCCGCCAAGGTGAGCGGGGCCGTCAGCGGCGTGCTCCAGGAGAAGATGGTCAGCCGCGGCTTTGCGGCCAACGATCCGCGCTTCGGGGCGACCGTCGCCGCCTCCGGCAATGTCATTGCGGCTTCTGCGGCTGCTAGCGCGGCGGCTATCGTTGTCGGTACGGTCACGGCGCCGGCCTGGGCGACTGCCGCCATCGCGGCCGGTGTCGGGGTCATCGTCGGCTATGCGGTCAATCTGGCGATCGACGGCATCACGTCCTGGCTGTTTGGCGAGGACTCGTCGCAGGTCAACGTGGTGACGGCCGAGGGTGGCGGCTCCGTTGGTGGTCCCCTTTACGTCGGCGGGCCGTTCTTCTCCACCCCCTATGCCTATGCGACTACGCCCGAGGGTGCCGCTTATGCCTCGTTTGCCGATGGTGTGACGGTTTCTAGCATCGACTGTCCGGCTGGCCCGTATTCCAACGGCCAGACCGTCATTTGCCACACCGTCAGCAATGCGTCCTGGTTGCCGCCGAACTGGGAAAGCGACATGAACGTCGTGTTCCAGGAGTCGGGTAGCCCCTACGGGTCGTCCACGGGTGTCTACAAGAGCGGCGTCGGCATGTATCCGGCCCCGCCTTCGGATTCCCCTTCCGGGCAGACCGGCGTCCTGCCGATCCAGACCGCTGTGGATCAGATCAGCGACACGGAGAAGGCCAAGCAACTCAACCCGGAACTGGTCGCCGCGCTGGCCAATCGCGCCTGGCAGGAAGCGTCGCAGATGCCCGGTTACGACGGTCTTCCGTACCAGTACAGCGACCCCATTACGGCTTCCGATGCTGCCCGCTGGCAGTCGGCCAACCCGGGCGCCTGGCCTTCGGTGGGTGATTTCGTGTCGCCGTTCCCGTCCGGCTCTCCGGGCACCTCGCCGTCGAGTCCGCCGTTCTCGCTGCCGGCTCCTGGTGAGGCGGTCACCCCGACCAACCCCTCCACCCAGCCGCAAATCAACCTGGGGTCAGATCCCGGCATTGGCGCCCCGACCCTGGAGGCCACCCCGACCGGTGCGCAGATCCTCGAACCGCTCACGCGTCTGTTCCCCGATCTGCGTAACTTCCAGGTGCCGGCCCATCAGGCCGAGTGCCCGCGCCCGACCTTCGACCTGGCGGTGATCGGCAAGCAGGTGCAGATGGAGGCGCATTGCACCATCTCCGAAGACGTGCGCGGTCCGCTCTACAACGCGAGCCTGCTCGCCTGGGTGCTTGCCGCCCTGTTCATCGTCCTGTCCGCCTGAGGTGATCGATCATGTTCGGCATTCTGCTTTCTGCTGGTAACGCCCTGCTGGGCTGGCTCGTCCGGGGCGTCCTGGTCAAGTTCGTGGTGTTCATTGCGCTGTACTGGATCGTCGCCGAGCTGGTGGCGGTGATGGCGGGCTGGCTGCCTTCGGGTTCCGGTCTGACCTCGGCCTTTGGCGGCATCTCGGCGGGCACCTGGTACTTCCTCGATCTGTTCGCGTTCTCCAGCGGCCTGCCCCTGCTGGTGTCTGCCTTCGTCACGCGCTTCCTGGTGCGCCGCATCCCGGTGATCGGCTGATGCCCATCAACGCCTATACGGGCCTGATGGGCAGCGGCAAGTCCTTCGAGTGCGTGTCGTCCGTCATCATCCCGGCGGTGGCCAAGGGCCGCCGGGTGGTCACCAATGTCGACGGCATCGATTCCGACGCGATCCGCGCCTACGTCCACGAGAAGCAGGGCATGGCGCTGGATCGCCTCGGCGAGGTGGTGCACTGCTCCAATGACGATGTGTTCAAGCCGGAATTCCTGCCGCACGGCACGGACGTGGACACCTTCTGCCAGCCGGGCGACCTGATCTGCATCGACGAGGCCTGGCGCTTCTGGGGGTCGGATTCGAAGATTTGCACCGAGCACCGCATCTTCTTCCGCGAGCATCGCCACTACGTCCACGCCGACACCAAGGTCAGCTGCGACCTGGTGCTGATGGTCCAGGACATCGGCGATCTGCACCGTATCCTCAAGACGGTCGTCGAACTGAGTTTTCGCACGACCAAGATCAAGTCGCTCGGCCTGAACAGGACGTACCGGGTCGAGATGTGGGAGGGCTGGAAACAGACCAGCAAGGCCCGCGTCTCGGTGCAGGTCAAGAAGTACGACGCGCTGATCTTCCCGCTGTACAGCTCGTACACCGGCGGTCAGGGGAAGGAGCTGCAGGTCGATGACCGGCAGAACATCCTCAAGAATCCCAAGCTCTGGCTGTTTGCCGTTGTCCTGCTCGGTGGCGGCGCTTTCAGCCTGTGGGGCGTCTTCCACTTCTTCAACCGTGAGGTGGCCCCGCCCACCAGTGCGGCGACTACGCCCGCCGCCTCGGCCCCTGCTCCCGGTTCGCCCGGTTCAGCTGCTAAGACCGTCCCGGCCGGGCCGACCTACAGCGCGACGTGGCGCATCGCCGGGCATGTCGTCGCCGACGGCGTTCGCCAGGTCGTGTTGATCGGCCCCGATGGCGTCATCCGCTACGAGCACCCGAGCAACTTCCAGAACGCCGGCCGGGTGATGGTCGGCGACCTGGACGGCCAGCGCGTCAGCACGTTCAGCGGGGCCAGCACTGCCCCCCGCTCCCCTGTTCCCCTACCTGGTACTGCCCCATGAGCCGAATCG